CGAAACTCGAAACACTATCTTTGAGTTTTTTAATCAGTTCATCGTAATATTCGAGTGTCCCAAACGGGGCGACCTTTTTAGGGTTCTCTTGTTTTAAATCCCACGCTTTGAGCTTGCTTTCGGCTTCCCTAATTAGACGAACCTCATTGTTCCAGTCTTTAGAACCTTTCTGTTTGTCTGTCATTGCTGCCAAATTATCCTCGGCTTGTTTTTTCTGATTTTCCCAAAATGATTTCGTTCCGCCTGTTTTTTGGGGTGAATTCCCGCCGTTTTGTAAAGTTTCGATATGCCCATTTGCTTCCCGGAGCTTTTTATTTATATCATCGAGGCTGAAACCGAGTAAACTAAAAGGTTCTTGTTTTTTTATTCCAGTTAGCTTTTCACTTAACTTATCAACCCAACCCACGACAGTCGATGTTTTGTTTGCCGTGCCCTCGATGGATGCCTTTTGCGCTTCCAACTCTTTAACCTGTTGTTTGTAGTAGCTGATACGCTCTTTTTCGGACATCGCTGCAACCCGGGCGGCTTCCGCTGCATCTTGACGGACGCGCCTCTGTTCGTTGAGCAACCCCAGCAAATTAGAAGCATCTTCATACTCTTTTTGCGATACCGGGTTTTGTGTCATCATTGGTGCGCCGCTTGTCGAAGAACCTACCATTTGCGGAACGAAACTATCATGTTTTTGAAGCGTTTCGCGAACCTTTGAAATCTGCATTTCGAGGTTCTTTGCATCCATTTCGTAAAGGGCTTTGTTTAGAAGTTTCTGCTGTTCTGTCGCACCTAAAGCCTTGAAAGCATACACATCCATGTTATCGAATGTCTTAGGATATAAACCTTGTAACTCCCGATATGCTGCGATTTGTTCCTCTAATAGTTTCGTTTCGGAATTAATCACCCCTAAAAGTTCATTTGATTTTCCGGTTAAATCATCTTTCTTTTGCTTTGCATCCTCCATCGTTTTGTTGAGGGCGGCTTGCGCCCGTTCTTGCGATGTTGTACCATCGTATAGCATCCATACAGCGGAAGCGATTGCAGCGATAGCAACCGCGACAGCGACCCACGGGTTCGCCATTACAGCGGCGGTCAAAGCCCGGGTTATCGATATTAATTTTAGCTTTGCAGCGGCTAAAATGTTTGTTGACGTTACTTTTGCACCATCCGCCGCCGTTGATGCCGCTGTCGTGGCTGTTTCAAGGGCTGTCGCAGTTGCTTTGGTTTTGGATACAGCAACCTGATAAGTGTCAGAAGCCGCCTTTCGTGCTTTTACTGCAATGTGCCGTTCCTCTTGCGCTTGTAGGAGCGAGCTTTGTGCGAGTTCGATTTGTTTTTGATTCCCGCCCAATTTAGCCAGTGAAAGCTCCATTTCTTTTTGCGATACCAATGTTTTAGAATTCAGTGACCTTTGCAGTGCGATACGGTATTCAGCCCGGGCGTGTGCTTCTTGTGTTGTAAGCATCGCGAGTTCGCTTTGCATTGCGGCGGCGTTCGCTGCAACTTGCGCCCTGACGGCGTTTGCGTATTCCAGCGATGTCACGGAAAGACCCTGTTTTGCGATTGCAGCCTGTTGTTCAACGGTCAAAAGCGATTTCAGGCTATTTGCTTCGAGTGTATAAGAAACAGCCGCCCCAGCCTGTTGGAGTGCAGCGGTTGCCATGATTGCAGCTTTGTAAGTTCCATAAACAGCCACCAATCCAAGAATTGTTTTTCCGATTTCTTCGTAATGCTCAATCATGTACGAAGCCCCTGAAATAGCGTCGTTGATAACACCTGTGTTCGCCGAACCTATGTCATTCAGCATTACGGTGAATTTATCTTTTAAGTTGCTGATTTGCCCTGTAACCGTTTTAGATTGGGCTTCCATAAGATTAAAGAACATTCCACCCTCGTTTGTGAGATTATGGAGTACTTTTTCAACCTGTTCAAATCCAATTTTGCCATCCGAAACAAGTGCAGCAACTTCCTTGTCGGCGACACCCATTTGTTTCGCCAATTCGTGTATCATAGGTATTCCCGCTTCTGTAAATTGCCGCAAGTCGTCACCCATGAGTTTCCCTTTGGCTTTCACTTGTCCGAAAACCAAAATCAAGCGTGATAATGGTGTCCCAAGCCCGGCGGAAATATTTCCTAAGCGGATAAGGGTTTCATTGACATCTTCTTGCGCGACCTGATAAGCAAGTAACTGTTTCCCGCCCTGCGAAACCTCCTGTAATGTGAACGGCGTTTTTGCAGCCGTTGCGACCATCTGCGAAACTAATTCTGCGGATTTTTCTTTAGAGCCGAGCATTGTTGTAAATGCAACATCTAACTGTTGAAATTCGCCTGTAACTTCAACGATTTTTTGTGCAAAGCCTGCGAGGGCTTGCGCTCCGAAATAAGTCCCCATCATCGCCCCGGCTTTCTTAATGGTTGCCTCCATCTCGTTTGAACCTTTTTTAATGTTCCCGATATGTTGGTTGTAACGAGCGTCAGACTGCCCGAGTGCGTTGATAAATTGCCCGTTATCGAGCGTTTCTATTAAGTTTAATTCGCCTGCCATTTTATTTCTTTTTTCCTAAATTTTGAAGTGCCTCGAAATCACTATCAGATAAGTTTTCGCAATCAATTATTTCGTCAACTTCACCCGTTTTGCTGTCATCGTACCATGCAGCATCTATCAACCCACGCAATGAAACAGTCCATGGAACACGGTAAAAAAACATGACCCAATTTCCACCGAAATAGTCTTTACAAATTGACATCAGCCTCCCGATTGGACTTTTTAGTCCTCTTTCCCTACCAGCGTGGGAAGCCCCGTTTTTATTTCGGACATCAGGCTGATAGAGCTTGTAAAATTTTCAACATTGCATAAAAGCCGAACAGCCTGCACGATACGGAGTAACAAAACGGGTTTCACATTGTAGAATATAATTCCAGCAACATTTGATATTTCTTTATCTTGCTTTTCTGTATCATAAACCTCTGGGTCTTTTATCCCTGTCGCCATAACGGCGATAATCCGTGCCATCTTTTCGGCTGTTTTATCTGCCAAAATAGTCGTATCGGTAAATGGCTTATTTATCTCAATTTGCTCTTGTATGTCAAAAAGCAAAAATTCGCGCCCTATGGCTGCAAGTGTTGCGAGCGTAGGTTGATGCAGATAAATTGTTTTTTTTGCCTTACGGCGGAACGAAATAGGCAAATACGGTATTTTTATCCGCCTCGTGTAGTCTATTTCAAATTTCAACCCCCTTTCGAGGATGACTTCGTGTTCCTTAAACTCTTGAACTAATTTATCTATCATATTCGTTGTGTAGTATTAAAAAAGCCGCCGAACCAATCCGACGGCTTTTTGTTTTTGTCATTTTTTTAAAGCGTTACGCTCCGGCTTTCGTGAATTTGAAATAACCCAATGTATCACCAGCATCAACGGGGGTGATTTTGAAGTTAATCAATGCAGAACCGTTGTCTGCCAATTTGCCCGTAAACCAACCGACAAGAATACCGTTTGGAATGAGAACTTTCATGTTGGAATCTTTCGTTTCAAGAACGAACGCTTTGTTTACTGCGTAGACTTCTTTTCCAGCCTCCCATCCATCGGTGTCCATTGTTCCGCCGTGGATATTGGTCAATTCAGCACCGACCTCAACGTAACACGCCCCGGTGAAAGAAATAGCTTCGCCCGGCTCAACATTGATGTCGATAGGTACTGTTTGTCCGGCGACTTTTAGATTTTCAATCTTAGGTTCGCCCTCTGTAATGGTTACACCATTCCCGTCGATAGTACCTAATTTTGTTCCCGTCCAACCAGCACCGCCGGGATACTCGGTTGTAGATGGAGCACCCATCTTGATAGAGCTTATGTTTTTTAGAACTTTAGCCATGATTTTGATTTTTATAGATTAAAAAACTCGAAATTTACTGTTATTGAATAGAAATGATAATTTAATTCAGGTTCGTTATAAATGTCTTGATTTCCGATAGTGATATTGTAATCCAGCGACAAAGCATTTTCGATAATTTCTACGGCTTTAGCTGCCAAAAAATCAATCCGCTTTGTGTCAGGAAACGACTGTTCATTATTCGGAATCCAAATGTTTACAACCGCCGAACCAAATTGCTTACTTTGCCCGACCAACGAAATAGAACTAATAACAATATCCTCTTTCCCTGAATTTGGACGCTCGTGTTTATAAATATCACCCGTTATTTTGCTATCTGCGGCGTTTAATAAATCGCTATCAGATAGCAATGAATAAAGAATATTTATTTGCTTCCCGGGGGTTTTCATACGTTACTTAATTCTTCTTTAATTTGTTGTACAATTTCGCTTACAAACGACCTTAAAACATTCCCAGCACCGGATAAAACATCGTATCCAAGAGCCTCAACATAAGCCGCATATTCCATCCCTGCCACGACAATAAGGACAAAGCCTTTTTTGTGTTTTTGGGCTGTTTTTGCCGCAATTTCCATCGCATAGGATTGAGCCTTAGAGCTTGATTTCCCGCTTTGAAATTTGCCTGACACCACAATGCCATCTTTCATGATTACATATCCAATACTATTGCGAAGATTCGCCGTCCTATCCGTGTATGAACCATGCTTCCGGGCGTGTGCCACTGCCATTTCCCCGGCACGCGATAAAACATCAAAAGACACCTTTTCAAGCCGTTTCAAGATTGCTTTATGAAACTCTGAACCTGTATTCTTTTTTATTTCTACAGCCATATCCGGGTGTGAAAGAACTCTTTTCGTGATGCAACGATTTTCCCTGTCGCACGTATCACATCGCCATCCAAAACGCGAACCATCGTGCCGGGTGACAACGGGGTTGTCCCTTTTGGTGCGAAGATTACCACGGTTGAAACGTAACCAGCCCCGTCGGGGGTGTTTACGGTATAGTTCCGCCCGGTTTCATCCCTGCACTTAGCTACATCCAGCCATTCAGGACTATTGGAAACAAAGTCCCCGTTTTCATCCTTGATAGCCGGAGCACCCGGTAACGCCTGCAATTTGTATGGATATTGTGATTTCATATCTACCAGCGGTTTGATGCATCCCTGACTTTTGGCGAAAGGCTGAAATTAGGGTTTCGCCCTAATCCAAGCCGCTGAACCTCAAAATTATACCACTTTACAACTGCATCCCTATCAAACTTCACGCTATAACCACCCTCCGATATGTCAGGCATAAGCAAAATATCGCGGATGTAATTCAAACAGGCTTTATCTGAAATATCTATATTCACACTATCCAAAGCATCGTCAAGCGACACTCCGTTCATGTGTTTGATTTGCAATGCAGCCAGTTCTACATCCGACAATTCGATACCCAGCCGGATAAGTCGTGAATTAAGGTATTCAGAAATATTGTGTGTTGCCATTTCTTTAAGTTGGGCGGGGTGTTACCCCCGCCGTAAATTAAAATTCAACTTCCATGATATACATCCTGTCGATAGCATCTACCGCCGGGAATGCATTCAATTCTACCGATGTGTATTCAGCCCACGGGTCGTTTTCCTGCCACTTAGAAATCAATGCACGGTTGAACGATGCATAATTCACAGTCGAAACAGGACGCATTTCTTCCATGCAGAAAGCGTTTTTAATAGTACCCAATGTTCCAACCGGAACGAACGAAACATTTTCGTTTTTGAATGGACGAACATTGCTAATTTTGCCATCCTTTTCGATACCCACTACCTCGTTCACGATTTCGATTTCGGGCAAAAGGTTTGCAGCCAAATACTCGTTCACTTTTGCGATAGTGGCTACTTGCGCCCCTTTTTGCAGTTGGTTGAATGAAATAAGACTGTCGATTACTTCTTTGCTATGTGCGAAATTCAAGAATGCCGATGGCGACATTAAAATTTTAGCGAACGAATGCCCTTTTAAAGTTGCATCATTCACCAAAGTGGTGATGTCGGTGATAGGGGTAGAGGTTGCAGTTGTTGACCACTTTACAGCCGCTTTTTTCTTGTTTTCATCAGGCATGAGCAAATCCAAATCATCTTTCAATACAATACCATCAGGATTCCATTCAGCAGTCAAGCTGATTTTTCCTGTTGATACGGCTTGTAAAGCCATAATATCAAGACGTTTGTGTGCCGAATTACCTGCTTTCTTTACATCTTCAAACAGCAAGTCAAGAAGTTGCTGTTTTTTGGCTGCATCTGATAGAGCCACGGCTTGCAATGTAAGGAAGTCACGGTAATCCGATTCCAACATTTCAAACTTTTGTTTGATTGCCGGAATTTCACCCTGATACTTCGCAAGTTCAGCACGCGAACGCAAAGGAGCACCGGATGAACGGTCAACAATCGAAGCGGCTGCTTCGATACGGCTTGCACCAATTACAGACACGAACGTGAGCTGTGTCTGCGTGGGAGCCCACGTGAAATATTTTTGATACCAAGTTGGAGCGAACAGGGATAAACTGTTATCAACAACCGCCTGGAGCTGTTCGGCATACGTGCCGAAAATTGATTGTACTTTTGCCATTTCTTTTCTCTCCTATTAGTAAGATTCTGAAAAATAAATCAGAGGCAATAAAGCCCTGACAGTTTGTGGAACGGGCACGATTCTACGTGCGTAAACAGTGCCGCGGATAGCACACGATACAGAAGCGATGCCATTGCTACCAATGGTCACATCTTCGTATGTAAGTCCTTTCGGGTTTGTGTATGCCGCGTTATCAACGAACAAAGCGTCGCCGATAGACAAAGCAATCCCGAGAGTTGTACCGACTGTCACCAAGTCGTAATCGGCATTCGTTTTATCGATTTCGGTGATAGCTTGCGCCCCGGCTGTTTTCGCCTTGATAGACGCACCGACTTTGATAAGTGAACCTTTTCTCACTTTCAATTGAGTTGCGACATTGGTTGCCGCTTCTGTCAATACAGCTACACGGGCGATTGTCGCTTTTCGGGTTTGTTCATCCACATAAATAGGAGTACCCCCGGGAATTGTGTCGCCTGCAACGAAACCAGCATCATCGACAGTGAAACCTCCCTGCAAAGTTTCAGGACGTTTCTGCCAAATTACGATTCCTGTGTTGACAGTTGTTTTCTTAATTTCTAACATAATTTTGTAGAATTAATGATTAATAATGAGTTGATTATTTTGCCGGGGTTGTTTTGCTGTCAGCCCATTGTTTAATGTCCTGTGCGATAAGCTCTTTACTTCCGCCGCCCCCGACAGAGGCGAAAGGTTGATGTTGATTTGCAAGCCCGGCATTCACCGTATCTTGTGCTAATTTGGCGGCGTTATCAATAACCTCCTGTGTGTATTGTTCAAATTCTTCATCAGTGAGATTCATTTTGTCAACAAACTTCAAAGTCTGATTTGTAAATACTTCCGGGGCTTTGGCTTCTTTTAGCTTTGCTTCGAGAACTGAACGCCGGGTGTCGGTTGTTTTTCCACTTTCAAAAGCTGCGATTTTGTCATGCAGTGGTTTCATAGCCTCTGCGACAATTTTGGCGATTTCTGATTGTGGTTCACCCCCGCCGGGTTGAGGCTCTGCCGTTGTTGGTTTGCCGTCTTTGATGCCATGCTTTTTTTCATAGTTCGTAACGGCTGTCTGTGTAGCTTCGTTCGCCCTGCTGTCTGCATAACTGTCAATGACTGTTTGGATTGTTACCCCCTCGACTGCGGTTGTAGCTGCATCTTCTGTGAGTGCCGTTTTTGCCAATTTATCGGCTATCCGACCGAGAACAGAATCCTGAACCCCGGGGAATTTGGTTTTCAAGAGTTCTAAAATTTTGGTTTTCATACTGTATGAATTTAGTTATTTATGAAATTCAGCGACAAATATAATCACAATTTTCAATGTGATTACAATATAATCACATATTTTTTGTAATAATCTGTATTTGAATATCATACACTTACGCGCGATTAACTTACTTTAACAAAGATTTAACACTGAATATGTATTGTATCTAAAAGAATACATGTTACTTTGCAATGTGATTACAACATAAACACTTTAAAAATTAGACAAAATGAAAGCTATAACTTACAGAAACTTAAAAACGCAAATTGAAAATGGGAAACTGAATTTGAACTTTGATTTATATGGAAGCTCCCCAACACTTGCAGAGGTTACAATAACAAAAACAGGGAAAACCGAAGTGATGGAAGTTGTTGGAAGCCAAAAGGGATATGAAACATTTTTTAATCTTAAATAATACGACCATGACAGCACAAGAAGCAATCCAAGAATTGGAACAGAATTTTACAGAAAAGCAAATTAGAGTTATCAAAGCCACTATCAACGGAGGCGGATGGGGAAATGCTGATTTTGAATTAAATAACGGCGAAACGATTATGGGTTTTGGATACCCGACAGAGGATGCCAAAGAAACAATCAAGGACTTAACTCCACGCCAAATCGCCGGAGTGTTTTCAGGCATTGCAAAAACAATCGCCGCCTGCAATTTCAAGTTTCTGCAACATATCCCGGACTATTGGGGCGATGGAAATGCGAATGACGGAATGCTTTTTATTGCTTACTCAATTCATAGAGAACTTGAAAAGTGGGCGAAACAATGACACCGCAAACGAAAACAGACAAAGCCCGGGCGTTATTTGCCCGGGGCGAATACGGGGCTGCATTTGCCATTTTCAGGGGTTTTAATTTGGTTTTCACAAAGCCCGAAATTAGAACATTGGAAATCGCCCACGAAAGCCTCACCGGGAAAGCCGGGTTTTATCAGACTTTGAAAATAGATACAGACCGCATGATTGCGGAAGCCAAACAACTAATAATTAAGAAATATGGAAACGATAACAATTAGTGCATTTTCAGAAGATTTTAGCGAAAAATCTTATAAGTTTCATTATGGGAAAAACAGATTTGAGTTTGTGCCAAAATCGCAAGTCAAATTCATTGAAAACGGTAACGGGAAACAAGAGTTTGGGACAGGCATTGAAAGCAGATATTTTGAACTCCCGATTTGGCTTTTTAATAAGTTACAAGGAAAAGAATTTTACGGAAATTAATAATAAACCCGGGGCGGAAGCCCTATAAAACCAAATAAAAAATGAATGCAAATTTAGAAAATCAGAACGCTTTGAACGAGGTTGTAATCAACCGAGTAATGAACTCTATCGAACGTAACAAATCGCGTATCGACACCACTATGAACCGCCTCATAAACGAGGGCAATGCCTTACAAGATTTTATCGCCCCTATTGGGGTAAACCTACGCAATCAAGAGAAAACTCCTGTGATAACCTTTGCAGCAAACGGACACGTGAATATGTTGATGAACGGCGGCGAATTTAGCTTACACGAAAACGCCGTTTATCAACTCGCCGATAAAATGGGAATCCCCGCCCGTTATCTGCGTGAACTTGCAGCCGGGGGTGAATGGAAACGTAAACTTGCAGCGCAAATCCTGAACGAACACTCGGGCTGGACTAATAGAACCCGTGTTTTGGTGCGTGCAGTTGATACCGAGGTGCGTGCCATACTTTCTGACAGTTATCGCCGCCTCAATAGCGTTGACATCCTGACTGCCTTTATTCAAGAAAGCTCTAAACAGGGGGCTGTGATGTCAGATGCCTTTATGGATGATACGAAAGTGTTTTGTGAAACCATACTCCCGACACCAATAGAAATCCCAACACAAAAGAACGGGACTGTGATGATTTTTGCCGGGGCACGTTTTTCGACTTCTGATTATGGCGATGGCTCTGTTGACATGCGTGCTTTCCTTTTGAACGGGGCTTGTACGAACGGCATGGTGCGCGAATCTATTATGAAACAGGTACACCTCGGCTCAAAGCTCCCCGATAACCTACAACTGTCACAAAGGACTTATGAACTTGACACCAAAACCACGGTATCAGCAATCCGCGATTTATCTGCCGGACTTTTCAATAAAGAAAACCTTATGAGAAAGGCTTTAGAAATACAGGGTGCAAGCGAAATCGATGTTGACCTTAACGAAGAACTTCGCAAACTCGTTACAAAAGGCTCTATTTTGAAAAACGAAAGCGAAAGCATTGAAAAGATACTTATGAACAACAACCCGAATGACGGCGTTCAGGGGGCTGCAACCCTTTGGAAATTGACGCAAGGAATGACAGCCTTTGCCCGGGATACCGAACCACGCCGGGCACGTGAAATCCACGAAATCAGTGGGGCACTCCTTAACCGTGTAAAACTACCCGCTTAATCAAGAAAGTGCGACAAAACGCCCCAAATCAAGCGACAAGCGGTTTGGGGCTTTTGCAGTCAAACGGGCGACGTAATAGACTGATACAGTGATAGTTAGAATTAATAAAGTTTAACAAACTTTTAACGTATGAATGTATTATAGTCAATAGAATACATACTACTTTTGTAAAGTGATTATAATATAAACATTTTAAATGATAAGAATATGAGTAAGTACACAGAAATCAAAGCCGAACAGGCTGAATGTTGGGAATGTTTTTTTGCCTTTTCAAACGAACAATTTGCAGAGGGGAAAAAGAAAGCCGGGATAGAGGATAAAAAGATATACTCCGGCGGATTCGGGCTTTATGGCACGAAAGAGGGGATACAGAAATTTATGGGCTTTTACGGTGAACAATCAAAGCGTATCGCCGCCGAATGCGACCCGCAAGAGGTTTACGACTACGAGTTTGGAAATCACGAATGTGGCTACACGTGTGATGACACGGAAGCAATCAAACTCGTTTGCTCTTACTTTGGGCTTGAACGGACATTGGAAGTGAAACGCCGCTTTGGATACTTTGACATAACTAAATGGGAGGACAAAGAATGAAACGTGTAACAATACCAATTTTAGACGACAAGCTCAAACAAATCGGGACTACCGATGTAACGATAAATGATAACTGGAACACAGAAGATTACAACAAAGTAACCAACGAACTCCCCGGGCTTCCACAAGGATACGTCCCTGAATTATTTGATACGATAGGCAAAATCGAAATGAAAAATTTCTATGACACCCGACAAAGGGGTGCGGAAAAACTGAAAGGATTATTCATTGAAATAACACAAATAGAAAATGAGCACGAAACCAAATAAGAAAGACCGCCGGAAGCTGAAAGCACTTTTGGCAATGCACGATAAAATGTATGACTATTATCAAACGTTGCAACCGGAAACGCTGCAACATCTTGAACAGGATTACACGGGCGAAACTGTTATGGGACTTTTTCAATTTCAACGTAATATCACGGACGCTTTAAAACTGATTGAACATGGTACTAATCAAGCCGAATGAAACCAACCCCGGGGCGTTATATCGCCGCCGTGGGGAACGCCTTTACATGTTGGTATATGTTGCAAGGCTGACAAAGAAATACGCTAAAACCAGCGTGCTCGACAAGACAAATAACCATAAAAAAAACGAACTATGACAGAAAAGCAATTTAGAGCAAAACAGCGGCGATTGATGAAAAAGCTAATTTCAGAACAAATTGAAACGGAGCTTTTCGCCAAACTTGAAAAGGCTTTTGCCGCCGGGGTGATACCTGCAGAATGGAGAACCGAAGATAATTATTTACTTACAAAAGCGGTTGTCGATAGCTTTTGTTTGGATAGACCTTTTAAAATGAAATCCAAAGATAACCAAACAGCCGCCGCAAACTTACATTTATTCATTTAAGATTATGATAAAGACAGAATTCAACCCGAACGAAAAATGGGACTTACAAGAAACGGGCGAAGCCGATGTTTATAGAATCGTGAAAGCCGATAACAGTGATTGGATTGCTGTTTTGCGCTGCAATGCAATCCACAACCCGGGTTTCCAATCGGGCGACGGCGTTACCAACGTGAAAGCAATGGTCGCCGCCCCTGACATGGTTGCAGCGTTGGAAGATGCAAAAAAACAAATTGAATACCTCCGAAGCAAGCTATCAGCAAAAATGTACAACTACACAACACCAACGACAACGGGGTCTCTTGAATTAATTGACAAAGCAATCAACAAAGCAACCAAATGAAAACATCAAATATCAGCCCCGCAAATCGCCGTCGTATAATGGCAAATGTAACGGGTGAACCCGGCGGTCTTCAAGATAACAAATTGCAAGCGTTTTTCCGCTTGATTCAAGCCCGTGGTCATGTTATCACAAACGAAGCGGGCGTTTTACTGTACGGCGGGGCGAAAGCCCTTAAAATAAGCGAAACGGAATACATCGCAATTGAACGGACGGGGTTCGGACGTGGCTTTTACCCATGTAAACTGAAATTCATACTATTGACTGAAATTTTAAAACCAACAAAATAATGAACAATCAACCAACTTGTAAGAAGTGCGGGAGCGTTTGCACCCAAAATGAAGATTTGACAAAAGCACCTTTTGAATGCCCGGAATGCAATGAGGGACTATTTGATTTTGAAATTGAAATGGTAGATTTCGACAACACTTTGCCCGGCAAATCGTATTCGACAACCCGACACATGGGTGTAGATATTCAAGGCTTTTTGAATAACTACAAACGCCGCAAAATGACAGGCTTGATGTCAGACGAAAACGGGCGAAAACTGTCCGACGCTGAATGCCGTGAATATCTTGCAGAATGCCAATCGAAAGGATGGAAAGTGATACCAATGTGCCACGATAAGGAGTGCCCCGGCTTTGATTACTTTGGGAAAGGTTGCCCGGGACACCCGAAAAAAGTAACGAACATAAAAGTGGGGGAATAAAACATGAAACACCAAAGCAAATCAAAGTCCGCAAAAAAGCCACAAACAAGGGATGAACTGTTTGATGCTATGATACCACAAAGAAGCGTTGAAAAAACGGCTGAAATACTGGAAAAACACAAAGCAAAGCACGACCCACGAACCCGGGCTGTAAACTCCGCAAAATTTGGATTTAAGGGAAAGCCTCTGACTATCTTTGTTCGCCCGGATGCAACCGATGAACAAATAATTGAAAAATTCAGGTTGCGTTTGGGTAGTCGCGAAATAAACAATTACAGCATACGCAAGAATACAAAAGTCCCAAAAGCCGCAAATTAAGTCTATTTTATTGAATAAAGTACACTTCTGAATGAATTGTATTACCTTTGTAAATTAAAATTCCATGCTATGAGCAAAAACTATAAATTAGAATTCCATGAGCCGATAACGGCTGCAAATTGCAAACATCCGGCACAAATAGGGGAATCAGAGTTTTACTTTGGTTCTTTGGCTGCTATTTATGACACTTTTACGGATAACGATATTGGTTGCAAAGTCCGCAATCTTTGGAATGTTGGTGTCGCCCGGGGCGTTGAATATACCGGGGCGAAATGCCGGATTAAATCAATTAAAGTTTATCACAAGAGAACAGAAAGGGGGAAAAGAAAATGAAAAGAACAATAATTGATTTTATTGACACGTCTAAAGAAAAACCACCAATTGACGAAGAAGTATTGGTTGCTGTAATTTCGGGAAATGGTAATTATATAACAGTAGGTGAATATATAGGCGATAATACATCGGAATTTAGAGTACTTAACAGATTAGGAACTGTTGATGCAACTCAATATATTCATTCTAATAGAATTATTGGATGGGCTTATAAACCTGATTTTGAACAAATAAACATAATAGAGAGGGCAAATAAATGATAGGAGCAATTATCGGCGATATAGTCGGTTCGCGTTTTGAGTTCAACAATCACCGTTCAACGGATTTTCAGTTGTTTCACCCTGATTGCTCGTTTACGGATGACACCATTTGCACGGTTGCTGTCGCTGAATGGCTATTGCGAAAACGTCAATCATTACTACCACCTGAAATAAAATTAGATAAATATGCTTTTGCAGATATGGAGCAACAATTATTATCTAAAATCATGCGAGAATGGTGTCGTAAATATCCCAACCCGGCGGGCGGATACGGCGGGCGTTTTGAGCGTTGGATATGGGATGATAATATGAGAGCCTATAACAGCTTTGGGAACGGTTCTGCAATGAGGGTTTCGCCCGTTGCGTGGGCTTTTGATAACGTTCAATCCGTTATTCATGGTGCGACAATTAGTGCCGAGATAAGCCACAATCACCCCGAGGGAATGAAAGGGGCACAAGCTATCGCACAAGCTATTTTCTACCTGCGAAAAGGATCAAACAAACACGAAGTGATAAGGTTTGCAAAAAATGTATATGGATATAATTCTGTTGCTGCCTGTGAATACTTAAAACACCTTAACGGCTTCGATGAAACTTGCGAGGGAACAATCCCGGTTTGCCTGCAATGCCTGCAAGAAAGCACCGACTTTGAAAGTGCGATAAGGCTTGCCGTTTCTGTTGGAGGCGACACGGACACGATTGCAGCTATCACGGGGAGTTTGGCGGAGGCGTGTTACGGCGTGCCATTATGGATGACAAAAAAAGCAATTGAATATATCCCCAAGGATATGTTCAGTGTCATACGTGATTTTGTATGCACATTTAGAAGCAATTTTTCTGACATTGTAGGTTGCGACATAAGTGATTTTGAAACTGAAATAGAAATTGATTAAATTATGAAAAACAGTAAATTATTAGCCTTTTGCAAATACTACAAAGGGGAAAGCGATAACCCGTTTAAATACTCTTTAGACGATTACAGCCTACTTTCTGAACTGAAAAATCATTTTTGGGAGTACGAAAGGATGTTTGTTGAGCATTACAATGAAAATGCAACCGAAACAACATTCAAGACATATATCAACGGTTGTATAAACAAATGCACACCAAGCGAATATGACCCTTATACAGCATATTTTGACGGGGTACTAAGAAAAGAAAAGTGAAGTGTAATTACTTCACTTTTCTTTTCTTTTGTGTCAATAAGTCAACATATATTCTAACACTACCACGCCCAGTCCCGAACTCTATTTTATAAACCCGGTATTCATAACCGCGGTTTACAATAAATTCATTTTCTAATGTTCCTGAAAAGTTTTGCATTAAATCAATCCCGTTCCACTTTCGCCCGAAGCCCCTATCATGGGCACTAAATGATTTTGCATACATTGTACTTGTACCTTTTGGAGCAAAGAAAACAAACTCTACAGAACCACCAAAACCACCAAGTTCGGTGAACGATGTAGATATGAAACTTTCATTAACCCCCCGGCTTCCAATAAGTTTATTCACCTTTTCAATGTTACCGGATTCTATTGCACTCGCAAATTCATCCCCGAATATCGAACGCACTTCCCGGTAATCAGTACCCCTGCGAAACATCATATCCCTCGGGAGTTTTATTTGGTCAAGGCTTTCTGTGATTTTTGCAGCGTATTCATCCACTGTCCCATATCTATAAAGATTACGATTTATTTCATCGTATCCGCTGCCTGTGTACCTATAAAGTGCATCTTTATGACTTTCAGAAAATGTTCTCCATTTGCTGCCGTGATGATATGTCATTTCCTTTTGCATATCATTGAAGTCATCATAATTGTCAATAAATTTGGCTTTATGCCTATTTTTATCACAGTAATCTTCAATATCTGCAACAATCGAAATCTTATCTTTTGCGGCTGTTTTTGCATACACTTTATCCGTGAATACTTTTATCTTTTCATCAGTAGACTTTAGCTTACCTGATTTTATTGCATAGAACAGTTTTTCATATTCTTCTTTTAGTGCTTTGCCGCCTGCATATTCAACAACATTAGCCAAAAAGCTAAACTTATCAACCTCTTGATTAATAAGAAGTATCTTGTTTATTTCATTAGCTTTTTGTTTAAATAATTCAGATGCTTCATACCAAGTTGAATACTTCTTTTTATCTGCAATCCAATTCGCTTCAAAAAGTAAGTCTTTTACCTGTTGTTCGAGTGTCGATGATTTTGTTATCTGTGATATTTTCGCATTCACGGATTCAAACATGCTTTCAACCTCTTTTTTGCTGAATTTTTTCAACAATGCGGCTTCGCTAAATGGGTCGGCGGCGGCTTTGGCTGCTTTAATGTCTTGAACCAATTTAGAGGACTTCCCTGCAATTTGTGCGTATGTCAAACTTTCGTTTTCTATAGCTGCAAGGAGTGCGTCGTAAGCCCCCCCGGTGACACCCCACTTTTCAGCCTCGGCGAGTTTCTTTTTAGCGTAAATTATTTCATCTTTCTTCCATTCAAGTTTTTCAAGCTCTTTAGCCGATAACAAAGGTGTTTTTTCGGCGATTGCAGCCGTTTTTTCAGCCACTTTGAACCAATCGGCGACGTTTGTACCCTTAAAGTTCTTATCGATGAAATACGGCATTGATTTCGCTTTTGCAATACGCTCCTGATTATCGGAAGCCCACTGTTTGAAATTAGGAGGCATTTTGGTGATTTGATTGCTCGGGATATATCCGGTTGTATCTTCGCCTTTGAGTTGTTTTACAAGGTTGTTGACAAACTCCTTTTGTGGGGAAAGGATTGGTTCTGTGTGACACATACATTGTACATGCCACCCCCAAAAAGCGAACGTTTTTGGATATTCGCCCTGCAATTCATCACAAATATCATATTCGGGGTGAGCCTTTGACAAAACAACACGATAACCAGCAACGAAATTCAACGTATTCCAACGCTCATAATCGGCATTATGAAAAGACATGTTTATTTCCGTCCGGGTGAGCCTTAAAGCATTTTTGTACGATGAACGATAAACACCCTGCCCGGGGTGATAGGCTTTTGCCGCTTTAGATAACACCAGTTCGCCGTATTTGTTACGCACGCGGTGAAATAGTTTATCCGGCTGTTGTAGGTATTGCCGGACATCCCGGCTGACTTCCGATGCAGAACGCCCCTCGCCAATACCAACACTGACAGCCAGTTCAATTTCGTTTTTGAATTGGTTTGTGTATTTCCAAACTCTATCCGATAGGGTAACACCGCCGTCAACCCGCTTTTGATAGGCTGCGAGGGCGTTTAAATTCCTGTCGTAGTACTTTGATAGTTGTTCTTTAGAAAGCCCCGATTTCGCGAAGTATTTATCAACTAAACCATCGTTCACCGTATTTGCTGCTATCCATGCCGATTCAGTTCCTCCGTTTACGATAGACTGCAGTTCATAAGCCATTTGTGAAAACAGCGTGTCGGCTTTCTTATTCGTTACCGGATAATCGGCAAACGAAAAGGGCTTGTCGGAATTGTAATTCGTTACCGAATACCCAAGTTCGACAGCCTTTTTTATCGCCACTTCGTAAACCCCTGCAAGCCTGTTCAGGTATTTAGCGACTAACTTCTGATTTTCAATGTCCCACTTCATTAAAAGCTATTATTCTGCTGTTCCGAAAATATCCTTTGTGTTCTCTGCCTTTGCCTCTGCCTGAATTTGTGCCCATTCATCATCGGCGTTCTCGACTAATCCAGCCTTTGCAACCGCTGATTTTTGGCTGATGATTGGTTTGTTACCGTTTGCAGCCACAAGATTTTTGATTCTTGTCGTTTGGTCGTCAATCATGTATGGCACGATTTCGGGGGTAATCCGCAACACCGAAGCCACTTTTTCAAGTTGTAGGTTTATTTTCCCGACAAAGGTTTTCACAAGATTAATCCGGCGTTGCAGGTAGTCATCGAACACCTCCCGTTTATCCTGTACTTTCAAATGTGCGTCCATGAAAAGCATTTGCAGGGCTTCGCCGCTGATTGCCTGCAAGCCTTTCACGCTGTCAAACGATACGTCCGGGGTTTGCGAAAACCCATAAATAAAGCGGAGCAATGTTTCAATTTCCAACTTAACAGCCTCCGGGGCGTGTGCCCAAGACAGATATTGCGCTGTACTATCTTTTTCACCCTCCAATATCCCCCCGGCTTCGCCTTTCCGCGAGAACCCAACAATACGACCCTGAACAAAGATTTTCGGGGAAGCGTGATAGTCATTAGTGTCCGCAAAATTAGAAAGCAGGTATTCGAGCCTGTCAATGCAGTACTGCTCATCCGCCCACTCAACATCCTCCTGATTGCCAAAAATAACAGGTACTTTTTTGATTGAAATAGGCTTAATCCCCATCGATTGCCAGTTGTTTTCTTTCAGCCTTAAAACGAGCGTTTCTTCATCCGTGTGTATTTCAAAGCAACGGTATTTATTCGTATCGCTTTCGTGAAAAATAAAATCACGGGTGAAAGCAATCATATTCTGATTTTCGTCAAAATACGGCAATAGTTTTTCGTTATTCCATGGATTTAGCAGTGCCACCCGGACACGGTACTTACATGGGAAACCATAATCATCATGTTCGTCGGCGGGCACGCTATACCAATACTCTGCAACCTCCGAACACCTGAAAAGGGTGCGTGCAACACGGCGATTAAAGCCGTTTATTTTGTTGTCATACAAGATACGGTCAACGGCGTTGAACACCTGTTTTTCCTGTTCATTTTGTGGGTTACAATTTAGCTTCACGGGGTTTCCGAAAGCAAATTGCACCGCCTTTTTTACGATTTCTTTTTGCAGCGGGAAAGCCAGTCTGTTCACTTTTTCAAGCCGGGTTTTCCCATCTTCAAGTTCAACCAGTTTGTCCGGGCGTTGTGCTTTATCGACAGTATCATGCTGTGATACGATATATTGCTTTTTATAGTCCTCGATTTTAGGGAGGGGACATCCCCTGTGTTGACTAAGGTGCAATATCGCCGTCATGGGGTCGAACGTTCCGTCATCCTTTACGGATACACCGCTTTTTATAAATAACTCATTAATCTTCATAACATTATGTTTTTTAAAAGTATTTTGATAAATCTTGTTTTTTTTGTGTATTCAAATGATAATCAATTGCATAGGCAATCAAATCAACATATTCGTCATGTGTTTTATTTGGGAAACCGCAAATTTCATCGACAAAATCTTCATTCCAATGGTCTAAAACTAAGTAAACACGTCCGCATTCAATTGTCGGTGAAGCGACTTCGAGGCGTTCTTTTTTGCTGCCAGTAGGTGTCGGGGTTTCGGTTACATTTAACCGGGTTTTATCCCTAAGTTCATCGACTACTGATTTACCGTTTGCCTTTGGCTCAATCCTTAAAGTGCTTTGGTTCGTGTACCCATTTGCTTCAACCCATTTCGGCAAAAAGCGTATTAAATCAGGGAATTTCTTCCATACTTTAATCGCCCCGGTAATGTAAATCGACTGTCCGATTTTGCATGTCCCAATAAAGCCCGACGGGTCGTTTTCATCTTTCTTGTCCGTGTATGCTGTATCACCAAAAAACACAATCGGCTCGTTGGAATGCAATTGGTAAAAATCAGACCTCGAAATGGTTTGAAACCAGTCTTTTTTGATTATGTTACCACCATCGGCGACAGGGCTTTGACCATATTGCCCGGCATATCCACGAGAACCCAAATCGACCAACGCTTCATTCAATACTTCCCGGGATAACCTTACAGGGTCAAGAAGCCCATCAATATAATTATCGCGGAGGCTTTCAGGCATTACGTTCCCACTGCTTTCGGCGGGGAGGCAAATATGTCTAATCCCCTCGCTTTTCTTTGATAATAAATAACCAGTAACATCGCTTTCGTGCAATCGCTGCATGATAGTGATTGTCGGTGTTTTGGCTTTGTTTACCTTACGTGAAGAAAGCGTTTTTGTGTGTTCGTTTGCTCCCTTGCGCTGTGTATCCGATGCTGCCTGTTTCGGGTTCAGCGGGTCATCATTGATAATGACATGGGCGTGCTTCCCTGTAATTGTCCCCCCCGTTGATGTTGTGTACCGTGCCCCTGTTGCTGTGTTCTCGTAGCTTTCTTTCCCTGATTTGTCACGCCTGATAACCACCTCCGGGAATAGCCTTTTATACTTGTCAGAAAGGATAATATCGCGGCTCTTTACAGCGTGTTCAGTAGATAAGTCACTACTGTAAGAGTTCGTGATAACCCTTAATGTCGGGTCGATAGTCCAAAGCCACGCCGGGAACATAATCGTTACGATTGTCGATTTTGTTGTACCGGGCGGGATATTGATAATTAAATCATAGGGCTTCTTTTCCCTTGCAACAATAGACTTTGATAGTTCTTGTAACTCATTACACAAGAACCGGATATGCCAGTTATAACAGGGTTCTTCCTTGATTACTACAGACCAAAAACTTTGAACAAACTCAAAGAAATCCCTTTTGCACGCATCCCTTTCGATTGCATTTAAAAGCTCCTTTGATATTTCAATTTTGTTGGTCATTTTTGCGTGCAATACTTAATAAAAGTACTTTTTCTTCATCTGTTAGTTTGGTCAAATCAATCTCTGTCGCCGGGGGGTTCAAATCTCTCCCATCTTTGCCTGTTAACTCCTTTCTTTCGGGTGCGTATAAACCGAGTAATTTCCGGCGTTCAGCTAATTGTAACCGGATTTCAGCGATATATGACACATTCCCAAGTTGGACGACCTCTTGCATTGTTTTTTCAACCTGATAAGTCTTTATGACTTCGCCCGGGGTTTTATCATCTTTCTTTTTGGGGCTGCCCTTTTGCGTTTCAGACCGCTTTGTGTAATCTTGTTTAGATTTCTCCCATTGCGACCAAAGTTCCCTGATTGTGTCATCGATACGCGATAACTCTAAATTCAGGGCGAACTCCATATCTGAAATTCTTGTTTGAAGTAGCTCCTTTTTTAAGGCTTTTATATCGCCGTGAATAGTGTTTAGCGATACATCTTTTTCAAGCCCCAAACGCTCTTTCACTTCCGTGGCTATCTTACGGAAAGAATATCCCCTTTTATACAGGTTTGCGACTATTTCAAGCCGTGCATCCTTTACTTTTTTGGCATAAATGCCGTCGCTCGTCGTGTTTGCGCTCATAGTTTGAAAATTGATTTATAACGTTCCAAAATAGCTTCCGCCGCCCCCCGGGTTTTATAGTGCTTATTCCCATAAAAGCGGTCAACAAAAAATTTATTCAGCCGCCCATCGTAGACAAGCCGCCCAATGTAGAAACCACACCTATCAGAAAGAACTTGTATTTCAGTATGATTTTTTCCACCGAAGCGATTAATTCCCGGCGTGTTATCTACAAAGTCAGTCGGGTAATTCATATCAAATTTTGCGTTTGCCGCCCGGCAATGCTCCATGAATTTTTTGTTGTACGGTCTTAACCCGAAAGCCGACATGAAACGATATTCGTCGGCACATTTATAGCAATTCCCACATCTGAATTCAGGGACTAACAGTGACCCAAACTTTGCCCGGTTTGCTTTTTGTATCATAGGGCGGCGGAAATCGGGCGTTATGCAGGTTGACAGCTTTGCCAGTGCGTTTTTGTTGTACCGATAAACCGTATAGAAAGATTGAAGATTATCGTGGATAAAAGCGTGCAATTTCGCGCCGGGGATATACACAGCCAAAAGCCGGGCAAACATCCGGAGCATTTCCCAACTATCTGAAAAATCAAAATCGAGGCTCCCACGGTCGGCGGTTTCCTCAAAGAGGTTTCCCATGCTGAAATTGATGCAACCATGCTTCAAGCCCTCGTCGACTATCATAGAGAGCAAAAGGATGTTTTTAATGGGATGGTCGCCGTACTCCTTTGTCCCTGCGATATGTAGTTTTAGTTCTACCAGCGGGAAGCCTGCAACCTTTGCAGCGGCGACAGCACAAACATGTTCGGATGGCAATGATTTATTCACGCCCCCGATATAGACCAAAGTAGGTTCAAAGCCCCTTTCTTTTGCGATTATAGCTGTTGCGAGGCAATCTTTACCCCCTGAAAAAGCAATAAATATCTTTTTGGGGTTTACATTTGCGGGGGCTTTTATCCCTGACTGTAGGCGATTGTCGTGGTTTATTTCAATCGGTCGTTTCCCCGCCTTTATATTTACAAGCGACAGGATTGCACCCAAACGCCTGTCAACTTTCAGGTTTAATGGGTACTTTTTATCGCTAAACATTTCATAAAATGGTTTTATGTAGTTTGTTAGCGTGTAATCTGCCGGGATATTTCTTAATTCTTGCATATTCTTTTTGTTTCAAATGTGGAAGCAATTAACCAGTTCAGAGGTGCGTTTATCTCGTAAGCCGTTGCAGGGTTATTGTCATCATACACCGCCCTGAATTTGCATTGTGGGAAAGCTATTGCCAAACAAATAATCGTTTCCCCGCTGCCAGTTGGGACATCGTAGAACTCGCCCGGTATTAAATTGAATTCATACTTCAATTGCCTTGCGATTTCATTCATTATATCAATAGAAAGATGACCACTTGTAGCATCGAAATATCCGGGGAACTTCACAGTAATTTCAGCCATTGTAAACCAACGGTTCGGGAGTAAGTCGCCGCCCGGGCTTATAGCCAAAATGTCAACACCTGCATTTTTTAGTTCCCGTGTTGCATTGCCACACGAAAAGCATACAGCCAGTTTATAGCCGTATGCCTCCATGTGTCTTTTGATTACCCTTGCACGGACAGACTTTTCAATCTTGCTTACATCAAGCGGTTTCCAAATCTTCATCTTTGTAGTCGATTTTTGTGAAATTGTCTTTGATTTTATCGGGGTTTCCTTTGTAGAATACGAGGACATTCTGATGTACCTTTACGACTTTACGGCTTGTCATTGCGTTGTTTGCACGGAAAGCCGCCGTCCCAATGCTGTTGACAAGGATTATTTCGTTGTAGTACTTAAAGCCGATACGGTTGAAAATAGTAATGTTGTCGCCGACGAAATTGCGATAAACACCTGTTTTCTTGTCCCTTATCTCGCAAATCTTAACCACTAAAAACGAGTTTTCAGCGAGCATGTCGTAACACTGCCGGAAGATGTTTTCGTATTGAACCATGAACTCTTCATAAGTACCGAGTGCCGACATGTCATCTTTTGAATACACTTCTAAGTCATAGTAAGGGGGCGATGTAAAGCAGAAATTGAAGTCGCGCTCCTTAATCAGTTTTGAAATGTTGTTACTATCCCCAGCGGTATAATGCACACCCGGGAAATCCTTACATTTAGCCATATTCAAAGCCACTTGCTCGGGGCGGAACTCTACTGCATGGTATTCGCAACCAAGAGTACCAGCGACAACGCCTTTTGTCTGTTCGCCCCCAAATGGGTCAAGGATTTTCCCACCATCCGGGCAAAACCAAAGCATCATGATTTCGGCGAGTACCGGGTCGAAATTGGATGTGCCGTTATTTATGCTCTCAAATACACTATTTTCACCGCCTGATACTTTCCCAAATTCACCGTCGCGGGTTTCAGAAAGGTTGCCAGTTATTTCAAGCCATCCATTTTTCCTTTCTTGCCAGTACCCTTGTTTCGTGTCTAAGACAGAGAAAGGGGGTACGATAAACCGGGCTTTTAAGTCACCATGTTTTTCCCCGGGGGTTGCGCCGCTTTCGCTGTCACCGTGTTCATCCTCCGGTTGCCATACGTCAAGACCCCATTCTACGAGTTCGGCTTCGTCCCATTCATTAGCCAACATATCCCAATCGAAAGAACCGTAAGAAATATTATCTTTCATTACATAGGCTTTTAATTTACTGATAGGGGTTTCAGCGGGGAGTACTTTGCACGGTAATTCTTTATATCCAAGCTCAACGGAAGCCCTGTATCGCATATTCCCGCCGACAATGACATATTTCCCGCCGTGTGGGAAAACAATAAGTTCCCGGAGTTCGAGCATTTCCGGGTCATCGATTAGTGATTGTTTTAATTTTTGATACTTGTCATCATCAATGGTTCGCGGATTTGTTGGAAGCCCGTCAACTTGACCGAAGTTGAGTTCAAGTTCATTCACATTTAGATTAATTTGGTTTACCATAAATTTGAATTTTAATAAGTTGGAACAAAAATACTCAAAGTGTTTGTATTATAATCACTTTGAGTATAAAAAATTTTACATACCGAACACTAACATCGCCGCATCGCGGGCGTGCTCTGATGAACGCCCTTTGTAGCGGGTTAATCGGTTGAACGGTTCGGCGTCCATTTTTGTTTTGTTGCTTTTGGGTGCAACTTTTTCAAATGATATTTGAATGCTTTGGAGGTAATCTTCCCAAATGGTTGAATCCCTTTTTATGCTCCCCGCCCCTTGCAGTTTTTCCCGCCCGGAAGTGCCGAACCAATTTCTAAGCCTTGCATCCTCGTAACGGACATGAATGTTTTCTTTTCCAAAGCATGAAATCGTGGCTTGCACCCTGTCAAATGCTTTGTGTATCATAACCGTTTCAAGGGATATAAATTCCCGGGTTTGTGTGTCCCAAATTGCAAAGCCCGTAGAAGTGCCCGGGTCAATTCCTATACAATACCGTTTTTTCGCTGTTTTTTCTTTTAATTTCAGCATATCGTACCCATTTGCGGGTGTTTGTACCTTTTTACTCATAATCTTTGAAATTTGGGCTATTTATTTGCAAAAACGACACTCTGTCTATCAAAGCGATAAAACGCGGCGCAATACACGTGATAATCCTTTAGCTTCGACTTTCTTACGAATCGGGCACAATCATTGATAAGCGCACACCTTTTACACCCACTATCGTCAGCCTGTTTCACTATTACAGTGAATCCGCCCATAATGTAAGTGTCCCCAATCTCTAAATCGGGGAGAATGTTTATTGGTTTAATCATACTAAAAACATGTTATAATCGCGACCTGCGGCTTTACTCCATGTAGAAGCGAGCATTTGCCTGTCAATCCCGATAAGGTTTATAAAACTATCTTTAAAATACACACGGCAATCGGTATCAGAGAGCAACGGGATAAGTGAATAATAGAAAGTCATTGCCTCTGTTTGGTTGTACTTCCCCCCAGCCAGTAACCCGATTTTATACAAGTCACACGCCCCGGCGGTTTCCTTAATCATCCGGATACTGCTATTGAAATCAATTATCGGCTCAATTGAAGCAAAGGTTTTAAACCCGGCTTTGTGCAATTTCCTCATGGCTTCGATACGTTCAGCGTTTGGGCTTGCGCCGGGTTCAAGTTCGTCGTGCCCTGTCAGGGTGAAGCCGATAGCTATTAGTATTTGATTACCAAATCCATATTCAAGAAATGCATCAATCCAATCAGCTTTTTTTGTTAGAATTTTAACAGGAATATCGTACCCATTACAAATAACCATTGCTTGAATTGTAAGTCCAATTGTTTCTTTTAGCATTGGGTCGCTCGTAAACGTAAAAAACAGCCCGTGTTCCCGGAGGCTGTCAATGTTTTTCAAAAGCTCCTTTTCAAACACCTGCAAAGCGTGTTCATTGCTTTTAAAGCATTTTTTCAGTGTTGCCACGTTTGCACCCATTACAGAGCCGAGCACGCCTTTTTTACAATAGCAATAAGAGCAATCATTTGAGCAACCGACATAAAAGTTACACGCCCAATATGAGTATTCACCCGCTTTCCCGGATGGGTTGTAAATTGCTTTTCCTTTGAAGTTTTCCATTTTTAGTTTTCTTTAATTGGTTCGAGTTTTTCCAATGGAACATAAATTATTTTTGCTCCCAATTCGTTTTCGTTTTTAATCTTGTAGACTACAACTGAATTTTGTGTTCCTGTTTGCTGTACAAAAACAACCTCGCCGGGTATCATTATGATTGTCCCCGCCCCGTTACTGATTTCCTTTTTTACAACCATTTTTTTCAATGGTTTTAGTTTCGGGAGCACTTCAAATCGTTTATAATCGGGGTTTGTTTCCCGGGTTATTACTTTATCAACGACAGTATCGAGCATATTTCTATGAAACAGACCCCTAATACTTGCAAAATGTGTTATCGTGCCATACAAGTCGCATATTTCATCATCAAGGTGTTCAAATGTTTCGGGTGAAGATGCAATCCCTTTTGACCCGTTCATTTTCACTTGTTCAATTACTTCGTTTAGTTCATTAAATTCCTCTTTAACCTTTTCCCAGCGCGTCCAAAAGTTATCACCGAATTTCCGGTTGAATAATCTTATTGCAATGGCTTCTGTTATGTTTTTGATATGGTTTGATTCTTTTTTCATTTCAATATCTAAATTTAGTGAAGTGAATAATTGCAAGCGGTTCGGTGAGGTCATATTCTTTAAACCATGCCACCATATCAACCAACGAAAGCCCGTCATTCTTTGCTATGTATGGCGGGTCTATTTGAACAGTACTACCATCCTCCCGTGTTACGATAACAGGATACACGCCGATATTCCGTGCGTCAAACTGTACTTTTTGCACACCAACGCCATCGTCTTTCGTTAGGATGCAAACGTCAACCCACGGGGTGCGATACGGTGCGCCCGCCCACGTTACAACCCGGAGCACGGCTTCGCCCCGGTTTACCCTTGCGATTTTAGCTTCCCACTCTTTGTATTTTGCCCGGAGTGTGTGGAGTTTTGCAGTGTTTACATTCACGGTTTTACCGGGTTCGGGGAAGTATGCCATTTGTTCATATTTACCCAACCCGATTTCTATTTGCTCTTTGAAGTGTGTCGGTTCGCCCGCCCGGGTATGGTCTTTCATAAATTGCGAACTCAAAATCAGCAAGATTTGCGGGAGGTCTTTATTTGGCTTTTTCATCTTGTTTTTCTTTTCTTATTCTTTGTTTTTCAATGTATTTTTTGTAAATCTTGCACACCTTTGGACGTGTTTTCCTGCAATAATAAGCATGATGTGAACTGTATTCATTGCAGTGTGAACGGGTACACCAATCGCCCGGGCAAAGTCTTTCATTTATCAATTGGATTGCATTTGCCGTTTCCCTGAAATTTCTATTTCCGTTATCTAAGGTTGAACTCGTTGATAACATATAATAGACCAAAGAGCCGTCGAAATCAACTTTCTTTTTTGTTCTTTGCAGGCAATCAATGAATAAATTATATTGAATCCGCTGTGGGTATGGTAGTCTTTTCATTGCGCTTTGCTTTTTTGGTTTCACGTTCTTTTTCTATCGCACGGTAATGTTCCAGCGTGTGATTTAAGCCCTCAATAACAAGACTTTCGATATACCTGCGTAAAACCGAAGCCAACTTCGATTTACATTCGTCTATCAACAAAAATTCTTGTGAAATGGCTTTGGCTTCCCATAAACCCATTTCTACAAGATTTTCATATTCACCACGCTTCCACCTCATACCTTTGCCCGGGGCGTTTTTTGCCCGGTTTGCCGTGATTGATTTTAAGCGGTTATCAATATACTCTTGACAACGTTCGTTCCGCACAATATCACCCACTGTTTTGAAGCGTTCGGCGATTGGGATATACTTTTCACGGGGTTTGCGTTCTTTTTTGACAGCCGGGGCGTTTTCGCTCTCTTTCAACGGCTGTTTGTGGGTTGATTTAACTTCACTCATAAAATGTTCTTTGTTTTGGCGTTCAATACTTTAAATTTATATATAACTGATATTCAATACTCTATGCTCTAAACGAAGCGTAACTCATAACAATGTCATTCATGGTTTCCCTGAATCGCTCAATAATTCTGTCCCCGTATCTGTCTTTTATTTCCCCGGGGGTTAAGTTTGTTGTCACAATAGTCTTTAGTTCGTTTCTATACCTGTGGTCAAAAAGGTCATTGAACGGCTCTTGTATATTCCCAAAATGCCTTGTTGCAACCTGTTCAACCCCGAGGTCGTCTATTATTGTGATTTTTCTATTTTTAAGAATATCGATAGCCTCTGTATTTTGCAATGTGTAGAGCCTTTGTAAATCCACGGAATAAGTGAATCCGGCGTGCAATCTTTGCATTTTCAGAATCACTTCTTGCATTGCCTTTGCGAGTAATGTTTTACCAGTGCCACACGTCCCGCGGATTAATATACCTTTTCTAAGGTCGCCGCCGAAACTTTCATCGTTTGCGTACCATGCAGCAACTTCCCTGAAAATAAACTCATTCACATCATGCAAAATCAGTTTTTTCCCTTTTTTTTCGAGCAATGCCGCTGTTTCTATGATTATGCCGTTATAAACAATGTTTTTGTCGAATTTCGGTCTATTATCACAGTTTTTCGCTATTGTGTTTGTCGGTGTCAGCGACACTTCGCGTATTTGAATCGGTTGTTTTGTTGTGTTCATTTTTCAATCTTGTATTTATCCATCTTTTGCAATGTGAGAAAGCATCCGCCCGGCTTTTCATTTTCACGTTTTCAGCCATTTGGTCAGCGACATATTTTTTTACCCAACCTTTCGCAATAGATATAGAGTTTTGAGCACTCACCCTGTCGAACATGTGTAAGCGTGCCAAACTTTCAATCCACATATCATCGGAAAGTAAAACATTTTCAAGTTCTGTGATTGGTACAATATAATCCGAATTGAATTTTGTGGGGGTCGGTATAATATTTTCTCTCTCTATTACATTATCATTTACATTTACACTATCATTTACACTTACATTTACGGTTGAATGTGTTGCGCTTTGTTGACATGTGTCAACACCTGTCAACACCTGTTGATTTTGTTTCCTTTTTTCAGCACTTGCAACACCTGCTAATCTTTTCTTTTCACGGATAGTTTCGTACTTTTTCAAGTCCCGTTTCAATTGCTGTTTGATAGGTTCAAATGTGAAATTAAGCAACATATCAGCCTCTGTCATTGCTTCTACAACCGTGATATTGTCGTTTACATATTCCAATATCACAAGAAATAAATCGCCCCGGGTTTCCTTTGGTAATTTCCGCACGAGGTGAATTAAATCAGTGTATAATAGAAATGAATTTTTGTCCGTTGCCATAATCCTGAAATTATAAATGAACTAATTCAACCCCATCGGCTTGCACTACTACCAATTCCCCCCTCTTAATCATGTCGTTGATTGTTGTAGGGGTTGTCCCGATTTTCCTTGCTAATCTTGATTTCGTGATTAGTTTGTCCGGGTCAATGTCCGTTTTTTTAATTTTTTTGCTCATTACTTTTGTTTTTAAGATTAAATAATTAAGTTCTTAAAAAAGCGGTTCTTTCTGTCCGCTTGTTGTTTATGTTTGCAAAAGTATGTAAAAGTGATTACAATATAACCACTTTTACAATACAATTTGCTGTTAAAAATAAATAATTCCCCGGGGCGTTGATTTGCGGCTTAATTTCAAGCGTTCTGTATTTGCCCGGACGTTTATCCCGTTATTGTTCTAAAATTACAATTTCGGGGCACAAAACGCTGATTTTCGCTATAACTTCATCAATGGCTTTATCACGCATTTGAGCCACCAAATCATTCGCCTGTGGTGAAACGAGCGTACATGTCAAATCTTCGGCACGGACATAGACCTCTACTTGAAATGTTTCTTTCAGCTGTCCTTTGAAAATTGGGATATTCAATGTAAATAATTCAGGGAGGTTGCTTTTTACTGTTTGTTCAATAAGTACTTTCCTGTCGCCCCGGTTGTTATCGCTATTTTCAAGGGCTTTGTTTACTTTTGCTTTGAAGTTTTGCAGTTGTGCAACCAAATTCATCGCTTCATTGTGGTTCTCAAAACAAGAACGGTTCATTTTGAAAAAATGTGCCATATCAAAAGCCGTCGAATACTCGCCGCTATTAATACCGAACTTCGCAAAATCCGGGTGCAATTGTAACGCCCCGCCGATTTTGGTTGCATAATGGCTCTTTTCCTCTGTTACCAAACGGATTGACAACTGTTCGCGGTTGACAATGACGTGGGCTTGCATTGGGTCGATTTCTTTTAATCGCTTCCCCAGCCACTCCGCCGGGTTGTTTAAAATACCATTGATGTCAATCGTTCTTTGCTCTTTTTGTTCAAGGGCTTTTCCCTCCAAAATAGTTACTGTTCCGTTTTCGGATACTACCGATAAATTCAATTCGTTTTTCATAAAATTTATTTTTTTTGTTGTTAGTGCCCGGGGCGTTTGCCCGGGCTTTTGGTTTGTTTTGATTAGTCGTTTGTTCCTGTCCTTTGGATTGGTACAAACATCGCCGTTTGCATTTCCTCGGGGCGCATTGGGCGGGCTTCTATAAGTACACCCTCGGCATTGTAGTAGCCAACCATCCGTTCATCGTCAAAAATGAATTTAAAACACTGTTCTTCTACAAATTCAGCCTTTTCCTTAATGCCTTTCAAGAGGTCTTTGCGCTCTGTTTCAAGCGGTTGCAATTCCAATTTGAAAGCGTCCATTGCGGCTTTTTTGCGGATTTCAATTTCGTTGATTGCAATGGAAGTTCCAGCGAGCTTGTCTTTAAATTCCGCAATCTGTTCGGGCGTGAATTGCTTCATGTACCCTTTTTCTTCGATACCGTGGCAATTTGCTTCTAAATACTCCATTCTGCCTTTAAGGCTTTTGATTTCTTGTCCTAAAATTTTATCCATTTTTTTTACTGTTTTTGTGGGGTTGCCCCCGGTTTGTTTTTTATGTGATTATGTAAATTAAATCCGATAACTTTGTACCATGAAACCCCAAAAAAGACATATCGTTGCCCGGTAACAATTTCGTGAGTTTCAACCTTTTCGACGTGATATGTAATATCGCCAATTGTTACTTTTGTCAAGTCCATGCTCTTTGATTTTTTAATTGTTTTAATTCTTGTTTTGCCTGTTCTAATTCCCTTGAAACCCGGGCAAATTGCCGCCCGATTGCACTATAACAAGAGGTTACATATTCAAGCCGATTTTCGGCAATTGCCGCCCGTTTTTCGGCTTGTTCAGCCCGGGCGATATACTTGTTTGTAAATTTGCCGCTTCGGGCGTGGTATGGGTTGCCCGTTGGTTTTTGGGGCGTTTCGCTAATCGTGTCGAATAGTGTGGGCGTTTTATTTTTTGTTTCCATAATTCAAAATGGACTTTTATTAAATTCAATAGTCATATTTTTATCAGCTACATGTACAGTCTTTCCCGTTGCCCGGGCAATATGCTCCTTGAATTGTACTGCATTACTATTCCCGTCCGAAAGATGGATTAAAACAATGTTGTTTACCCCTTTCATATCGTTACCCTGCAAGAAGCGTTCGCACGTTGAGAGGGACATGTGGGATTGCATGACACGCTCTTGATGTTTGGCGTTTAATTTGCCTTTGTAGATGTTATCGTACACTATTTCGTCGCTGTAATTTGCTTCTATAAGTAGGTTATTCATCCCGGCAAAATTGTAGAGTATATCAGCCGTGTCCGTTGCAAAAAGTATTGTCCCCGTTTCAGCGTGGTTTATCAAAAAACCGAACGGCTCTTTGCAATCATGTACGGCATTGAAACCCATAATACGAAACCCCCCGAAAACGGTTGTTTTTTCTGCCTGTGTCGGCTTTATTACATTGGTGTCGATACCTTTTGCCGAAAGCGTTCCACGGCTTGCACAAACGGGGATACCCGCTTTGATATACTCTTGTAGATACCCGGCGTGGTCGCCGTGCTCGTGGGTGCAAAGCAATCCAACGATTTTAGAGGTTTGAAAATTTAGGGCTTTTCTTACCTCTGTAAACCTTAACCCGGCTTCCAAAATCAAAGCCTCTGTTTCGTTGTGCAATATGTAGCAGTTTCCCGCCGAACTTGAACCTAAAATTGTGAGCCTCATTATTTTTCCTCCTTTAAAAATGCAAGCGTATAAACATCATATTTTTTCCCTATAATGCAGAAAATAAAAGTGCTTTCGCCGCCCTTGTTTTTTACTTTCAAAATGTCATATTCGTTGCTGTATTGCAAAAGCCTTTCGGCGTTTATACTGCAATTAGCAAAATGATAATCAGCACTTTTTAAGAGCCTTTCCAAAAAATCAGCCCCCAATACAGAGCTGATTTTTTGTTGATTCCTTAGAGCGTAACGTGCCATATTAGAAACCCGGTTTGTCAGCCGCCGCATCATCTTTGACAATCGGGTTTGGCTGTTCTTTTATTTCTGTGTGTGGTATATCCTGAATTTCAAGCGTTCTCTTTGCCTCTTTGGGCTGTTTTACATCCGGCTTTGTTTTGGGCATTTCTTCGCTATTTTCTTCGCCGAGTGGCTTGTACAACCCACTATCATCCGACGTACTGATAAACAACTTGCAACCACGTGAAATCACGGTTTTGATAGCCATTTGGTCGGGGAAGTTTTTGTGTGCCGGGCTTTGTCCTTTTGTCGCACCTTGCATCCACGCCTGTCGGATTTGGTTCATGTTCATTATTTCAACATGTGTCGAGCCATCCGAAAGCTGGATTGTAGCATAAGCCCCTTTGATTTTATTCATGTCGATATTCATAAAATCCTGTTCGTGTTTCACAATGTATTTTCGCCCTGTTTTTGGGTCAATACTGTAAACAAAATCATCGCCCTCGTAAATCACGTTTCCAGTTGGGACACCAACCACACCTCCAACCCGGCGGGCGATTGCAATTGTACCATGATACTCCTCTTGAAGTGTCAACTTGTTACCGTAAACGATAAAATCACATTGCTTTTTTGCCACCGATAAACCCTTAACGAGCATTTCCAAAAGGGCGTTTGCAATGCTTTCTTTCGTACATACCTGTAAGGCTGGATTCCCGTTTCTGTCTGTTACTTCAAGGAGGTTTAACCATGCGAGTTTCACTTGATTCCCGGCTGCATAATTTTCAGGGAGTTTTAAATCGCCCGCCTCTTGCAATGCCTGTACATGTTCCAAAACCTTAACTGTCGTTTCGTTTTGGATGTCCCGGAGTGCCGCCGCCTGTGTTTTTGGTTGCACCGCCGCCGGGGCGGGAGGGGTTGCAACCGCGGGGGCTGTCGCCGCCGCTTTTGTGGTTTCTACTTTGATAGGTGTTACACCTGCCGCCCCGGCTGTCCCTGTGAACATACTACCTGTTTGTTCACCCTGTTTTTTTTCTTGATTTGCTTCCATGTTTTAAATTAGTTTTCGTTTTCGTTTTTGTTGATTAAATCACATTCTGCTTTTTTATCGCAATCAGCACATTCATCGTTATTGCAGTCAGATAATTCGCTTAATAATTCATCTAAAATGTTTTCAATTTTGGCTGTCATCATAGCTTTTTCCATGATTCTTTTCAGCCTTTTTTCGGTTTGCAATATCTTTGATAATGTTTTAATAAGCAATTCAGGGTTTCCGCCCACAGTGCCAATCACTTCCACTTTCTTGTCATTTGCAGTATCAACGGCGATTACAATTAATCCCCTTTTTTCACTGTCCTGTTCTGCGATTGCCACGATACCTTTCACAGCTTTATTCACTTCAATAGTGAATTCGCTTCTTAAATCTTGTTCTTTTGCTTCCATTTTGTTTGTAATTAATTGATTTGTAATGTTTTTTCTTTCGATACTACTAAATTGATAATCTGTGATTTGCACGGTATAAGGGCATTCACACTTTCCCGGCGGTCTATGAAAATCGGGGCGAAAACATTGTGATATTCGCAAATGGCATTGATAATATCAAGCCCTGCATTGATTTGTCCCGCCGTGTTGATTGATAAGTATGGCACGCCATTCACCAATGTTTCGCACTTTTCAACTTCGTTTCCGTCGTTTGTGTAATCGAACATCTTGAATTGTACGATTTTGAATTTGCTGTTTATACGGTTTTCAACCTCCGCAAATTTGGCTTTCGTAAATTGCATCGCTTCGTATTCCATTGCTTCAAGGTCGGCGATTTTTTGGGCTTGCGTCCTTTGCTGTTCCATGTATTCGGCGATACGGCGTTCATCGTTTGCGATTTGTTCTTTGGTATTCAAAGTCTTTTTCAGTGCGTCGGTTTGCGCTGTAATTTCCCGTTTCTTTTGGATGAGTTCGGTATTGTCGGCGGTTGCCGGGCTGTCCTCTATTTGCGCTTCCAATTCCTTGATTTCCAAATCGGCTGCAATCCAATCCGGATGGAGTGTGATGTCGATTTCCTTTTCCGCCTCGATTGGTGTTGTCCTTAATTCATTCATTTTGATATCCAATTTGATTTTGGATTGCTCTTGTATGTCTGCATACTTTACAAGCTCCGAATCAATTGCTTTTATTTGCTCTTGCAAGTGTGGTATTTTGGCGTTTTCGTTTCTGCCATTTTCGGAAATCGTTGCAAGCGTTTCGCGCTTCTTTTGGTTGAATGCTTCACGGGCTTTTTCTGCCGCCCCGGCGTGGAATTGGTGAGCTGTTCCATCCGTACATTCATGTCCGTAAACCGGGCACGTCAAACAACCATCGCCGGGGAAGTATTCTTTTGAATTTTCCGAATACCAATCATCCCGGAGCTTGTTAGATTGTGTAACCGCCTTGTTCAAATTTGCTTCAACCGTATCGCGCTCTTTTTTCAGAGCATCGGCGTTGGTTTGGCACGTTGTCAATTCGCGTTTCAATACGGCGATTTCGTTTTCTAAATCGCGACGTTTTTGGTTCGCCTCGAAAACCCTGTCTTTTTCCGCCGCCCGGGCTGTTTGTTCGATGGTTTGTTTTTCGGTTTTTAGCTGATTTATTTGGCGTTGTTTCCCCTGTGTCAGCTCTAAAATTGTTTGATACGACTTGTTTGCGTCCCCAATCGCAATATCAATTTCGTCAATTTCGCTTTGCAGTGTGTTCAATTCTTTTTGCAGGGCTTCCCAATCTTGCTTTTCAGGCATTCCCTCCCGGACGGTTGCAATCTTTGTCGGGAGTAAGTCAAATTCCTTTTTGATAGTTGCTTTTTCAGCCCCGATTTTGGCTTTAAAATCAGCGATTGATTTACCGTCCAAACTTTGCAAGAGCTTTTGAAATTCGGGGTTTATCGCTGCAATATCAGCATCTTTTATGTCCCCCGCCATTGCGATAAGCACTTTACGTCTATCAGTCCAATGTAACTGATTATAATAAAGTGGGTTTGTAATTAGCTTGAAAAGTGCTTCGGGGATAATGTCATTCACACGGCGGTTGTATTCACCCATATCAACGGGCACGCCGTCAAAATAGCAAACATTCGTATGTCCTTTTAATACAGCTTCCAAAGCCCCCCGGGGCTTGACCCAATCCTCTTTATAAACCTTGCGGAGTTCTACTTTCCGCCCGTCGCAATACAATTCCCCGATAACCTCGTGGTCTACATTTGGGATAACTACATTGTCGGATGTCAGTGTTTTTAGTTCAAATCCGTCGGAGGTTGCTGTTTTTACGCTTCGCCCCTGACTATCTTTCCCAAATAGTAACCAATGCCACGCATCGGAAATCGTTGATTTGCCCGTGCCGTTTTCACCCATTATCACGGTTTCAGGATAGGTGAAATTTACTTCTAAATTCTGCTTTCCTTTGAAATACTTCAAAGTCAATTTTCTTAATTCTACATTCATATTGTTTGGTTTTTTGATTAATTCAAAAAGAATTGTTTGAAAACTGAATTTCCATATTCGCCTTTTGTAACTTCAATTATTTCAGCTATTGTGTACTCTTTTTTGCGTTTAATAAGTCTGTTTGAAACAAAGTCTTTAGTTCCAAAACTGCAAGCTCCTGTTATAATACGATAGCATTCAATCGCTTTTTCAAAATTCATTTTGCTTTCAAGCGTCAATCCTTTATAGTCAGATTTGTCGCGGTTGGAAATCTTGAAAATCAGGTCTGTTTTGGCTTCTTTAATCGTATCGCCGTGTGAAAATTTACCATTACCGTCAGTAACTAAGTACGATTCTTTGGTTTGCCCTATTTTCTGAATTTTGAACACATTTCGTTTATGTGAAACAACCTTTGAAAAAATGCCGTCCGCTTTTATATATTTGCGTCCATGCCATTCAAAAAATGAATTTTCGTTGATGGTTTTATTCACCTTGCTTGTATCGGTTATGCCTGTTCCACGTAAATAGAGAGAGCCACCAACGGTTAGATTTTCAGGGAGGGCGGTTATGCCTGTTCCCTCTAAATCGAGAGAGCCACCAACGGTTAGATTTTCAGGGAGGGCGGTTATGCCTGTTCTACGTAAATCGAGATAGCCACCAACGGTTAGATTTTCAGGGAGGGCGGTTATGCCTGTTCCACGTAAATCGAGATAGCCACCAACGGTTAGATTTTCAGGGAGG